ATCGCTGTTGTCGAAGGTGCGCCACGTGAACCCGTCCGGCAGGGGCTGATCGTCTGCGGCGCCGGCGGCGGCGTCTGCAATGTTCTCCTTCGCCGCGGCGTCGCCGTCGTACAACACGCCATTGAATGTGAAGCGGTCGAAGGTGCCGATGCGGCGGTCGCGCTCGACGTTGATCCGAATAATGGCTTCCGCGCGGGTGCGCTCCTGCGTGCGCTGGTCGACCGCGACTCGCTCGGGCATCTGCCACACCCAGCCAGGTCGCATCGCGCGCCGCGCTGCCAACTCCTCAACCGTGTAGTCGCGCACCTCCATTGTCTCGATGTCGATGTATTGAGTATCGCGGTCCGCCGCTATCTCAAAGCGAACGCCCGGCATTCCAGCCTGAAAATATCCTTCAAGCGTGTCGTCACCAACAGTGCCATGCCCATGAATCTCGCCGGTCGACGTGTCAAAAAACGTGCACTGGCTACTCATTTAAATACCTTCCAGATCACGGCCAGGAACGGGCCGGTGCCGCTTTTCGCGGAAATGCGGTAATACGGATAGGTGACAGACGTCGCGCCCAACTCAAGGGTGTCCGAATAGAGTCCGCCCCTGAAAGTCTCTGCTTTCGTCTGCCAGTAACCCAGGCCTGCACCTTGGTCGACGTACAATTCCAATATCCAGCCGCCACTTGTCGTCCCGCTTTCGGCGTTGTATGCCCCCTCCTGCGTGACCGTCAAATCCAGTTTGAAATCTCGCACTGAGGTGAATGTGTAGCTGGTGGTGAAGACTCGATCGATCGATGAGATGCCGTTGGCGATGATGCTATCGGTAACGATCGAGTTGGCGGTCATGTGCCGCGCCTGAATCACGTCCGACTTCAGGTGCCGCGCCTCCATCGTGTCCGAGGCCACGTGCCGCGCTTGCACCGCATCCGTCGCGATCTTCTCGGCCACCACCGCCAGCGCCGCCAGCTTCGGCGTGGTGACGCCCTCGTTGTCGATTAGCGTGGTGTCGGAAACCCGGGTGGCACTGCAGCTGCCGAATGCGACGCTTCCGGCCCCGAGGCGGTCAACGACGACCATGTGCGCGTTGGCGCATTGGCTATTCAACGGGATGGTGATCGTCTGTGAGAAGCTGAAACGCCCCTTCGTAGACTGGCTATTAAACTGCACGGGCCAGCCTGGATAACTCCCCGTGCTCCATGTGCCGACATTCGGGCAGCCCATCGAATAAAGGCTTGCGCCCTCTACGTAGAAGAAAACGGAAAACTCGCCCTCTAGATCGGCGGACAGTTCGACTTGCACTTCCAGGCGCATGACCGCACCGGGCGTGGTGGCGAACGCTTTCGACGTGGTGCTGCGCGTGTTGCCGTCGTATGGCTGAATAAGCATGATGGCGCCGCCGAGCCAGCCGTTGTTCTGCCCCGTGTAGTCGCCTACCGGGTAGCCAGGGCGCCCCCACCATCCCAAGTCGTTAAATTTCGGGTCGGGGATTACATTGTCGAACGAGCCAATTTTTAGTGCGCGCGCGGTTATGGCGCCATCAAAGAGTGCGTCGCCACGCAGCACCATCTGCGCCACGCCATTGACCAGACCGACGGTGAACATTGTCTTCGGTGCCGCGCCAGGAGCGACCACCGAAAACGCGCCCGCATTGATGATGAAAATGCTCGATGGCGCGCCGTTATACGAGGCGCTGGCCAGGCCGTACCCGGTGATATAGCCGTTGATGTCCGACTTGATCGTGATCTGCGTTGACAGGCCATTGATCGACGTGGTTTGCGTCTCCAGCGTAGCTGTGTGGCCGCCAACGGTGGAGGTCAACTGCACCGTGCTTTGCGCGATGGCGGTGTCGACCGTCGCCTTCGAATATGAATAATTCCGGATGTCGGCAGCAGCGGCGGCAACTGCCGCGGCGTCGCCGGCATTGGCGTAGCTGGTGTACGCCGCAGTGATCGTGTTCGACTGGCTGGAAAAGGCCTGATCGATCGTTGTTTTCGCGTAGGAGTAGTTCCGAACGTCCGCCGCTGAAGTGCTGACGGCCTGGTCGCGCGCGGCGTTTGCGGTGGCCTGAAAATTGGCGCTCAGCGTGCTCGACTGCAGCGCCTCGGACTGGTCGATCTGCGACTTGCTGTAGGCGTAGTTGGTTACGAAACCCTCGGTGGCGCCACCACTGGAAACGAACTCGGACCGCAGGCGCGACTCGGCCGCGGCAATTGCACTGTCGGTTGCGGACTTGGCATACGAATAATTGCGCACGTCTGCGCTGGAGGTACTCACGGCCGCCGAGCGCGCCGCATCTGCGTAGGCCGTGTAATTCGTGGTCAGCGTCGCGGACTGCGCGGCCTCCGCGGCATCGGCGGCCGCCTTGCTGTAGCTGTAATTTTGGATGAGCGAAGTTGCATCGATGACCGCCTGAGCTGTCTTATGGTCGGTGTAGGTCGTGTAAGCGGCTGCGATGGTCGATGCCTGAATCGACAGCGCTTGATTCGTTTCTGCCTTGCTGAAGGTGTAGTTCTGCACGAAGGTTGATCGCGCACCCGCCTCCGCGAGATCGGCGGCAATCCTGGCTTGCACCTCGTCGCCGATCGCCACCACGCGCGCATCGGTCTCTGCCTTCACGCGCGCCTGCACGCTGCCTGGCGTCGACACTGGGTCGGTAATCAGGTTGATCTCGGACTTCAGGTCGGCGAACAGCTGCGATTTCGTGATGCGTCCTTCCAGCGCAGTCAGCAGCGCCTCGGGCGTCACATCGGCCGGGTCGCCATCCTCGCCAGTTGCGCCGTCTTTCACCTTGGAGGCGGACGCCTTCGCAACGTAAATCTCGCCGTCCTCGACCGTCGTCAGCGTCACCGTGGTGGTCACGCCGGGCATGTTGGCGTAGTACAGACGGCGCGTCAGGCCAGATCCGGTCAGCGTGGCGCCATTGCTGGCAACCCACGTATCGACGCCGGCCAGGTCGATTTTGTGCGCCGTGAACTCGATAAATGCCGGTGCGGGGCTGCCATCGACGGCGACATGGAACGAGCTGGCATCAGTTTGCAGTGAAAGGTCCTTGCCCTGGCGCGGCGTGAGGTTGCGCGGCACCGCCGCCTGAAGCAGCTTGTCGCGCTCGCCGACGATGGCGCTCAAACCAGCACCCCGACTTCACACTTTGATTCGATCCAGTTCGGCGACAACGACATGATGATGCCGGGCACGCCGCCCTGCATGCTGTTCTCATGGTGGTAGACGGTCACGGCCTGGCCCAGCTCGAGCTTTAGCATTTCTGGTGATCCGTTGAACTTGTACATTGTCCGCTTCTTCTTCCAGAGCGCCAGGCGGCGATATGCTTCGGCCAGCGCCTCGGCGCGCACCTTCAGCATGGTGTTTTTCGGGATCACGGCGGCCGTCAGCTTGTACATCAGCTTGACCGTCTCATCCGCCGCGGCGGCGTACAGCCACTCCTCGCCGAAGAGCGCCTTGTGCTCGTCCGGAATGCCGGTCTGGATGTTGGTTTCGACCGTCCAGTTCTTGTCAAAGCCCAGCTTGAAGGCCGCCACCGGGTCGACCGTGGCCACTGGCGTCAGCTGCTCGCCATCCATGTACTGCGGGCGGATGTCGAAGGTGCTGGCACCGGCCAGGCCGATCTGGATCAGCCGGAGCTTTCCAAGTCGCGACGGCACCATCTGCGAGCCAAGGCTGTCGGCCAGCTGCGCGCAAATATTCAGGATGTTCGTGCGGTCAGCAATGTAGATGCCGATTTTCTGCGGATGGGAGGCTTCGAATTTGTCGAAGTTGTCAGTGTCGATGTCGTCTTCGGTAAAGCGATCCTCGTCTTTGCCGTAGCCTGTGACGATGCGCCGAATCACCGACGCGACAGTGTTGCGGTAGACGCCTTCAAACTTGTCACCTTGGAACGAGCAGGTGACCATGCCGCCTGGCGCAAGACCAGCGGTCAGCCTGAATGAGCCAGTCGCCAGGTCGGCCACGTAGCTCACCGGCATCTCGTTGACCAGCACCTCGATGATCCGCTCAATGGCGCCCGTGTGGACGTAGTAGGTATCGGTGGTCGGGTCGTACGCCGGCGTCGCGTTGTGGCACTCGCCGAACCCGGACGGGCGCAGCACCTCTGATGCCAGCGAATTGCCGCCCAGTATCACCTCGGATAGTGGCGTGTCCAGGCGCTGCATCTGATCGCGCAGCTTGATGGCCAGGCTCTCGCGCGACTTGCGGACGATGCCCGACGACACGGCATTCATCACCTGGCGAAAGTCGGCCCGGTTCCAGCGCACGTCACCAAAGTAGCCCCGCTGGCCGCGCCCGGCGTAGACGTCGTCCAGATACCAACTGTCTCGGACAAAGCCGATGTTGTCGATCTCAATATCGCCCACCGACATGTTTCCGGCGCCGCTGAGCGAAAGCTGCTCGGTGAACTGAGCACCGACAGAGACCACTGGCGCGTAGAAGGTGCTGGCCGGAATATCAACAGTCCCGGTCACCGGAAAAGCGCCCTTGCAGAGGTAGCGCGTGATTTCCACGCCTCCGCTCAATGAATCCGACTCCAGCAGAAATGCGGGAACCGCGCGCGGGTCGGCCAGCCATGCCTCGAAGTCTGGATCCGAGATCGGCACGATGACAGGCGGCTCAGCGAATGGCACTTGCGCGTCAAAAACCACCCCACCAGCTGCCTGGGGGGTGTCGAAGATTACATCGCTCATTGTGGGGTCGCCTCGTCCTGAAGCATTTGCTTGTAGTTCCGCGCCGGGCCGGCGTTCATCGCGCCCTTGTTCACGTCGTCGGCATTTTGCGCGCCAGCTTGCAGGATCACGGTGCCCAGAACGGATGTTTGCTCCTGCACGGCCGCGAGCAAAGCAGCGTGGTCTTCGCGTAGCTTGGCGTTGTCCTCGCGTAGCCCTTCAACCGTCGTGTTCAGCGTTGCCAGCTGGCTGACCTGGTTGTCCAGCGCGGTCAACTGCAGCTGGTCGACCGAGATTTGCGCGCCGGCGCTGTCGGCCAAGGCCATCAGATCGGCTTGCACCTTCATGGCGTCATTGACGTAAGCGTCGCTGCTGGCCTTGATGATCTGGTCGGCCGTCAGGTAGGCGGTCGCTGCGCCCTGGATGCCAGCCTGCGCCGTGGCGTCGCCCGCTTTGGCCTTAGCCAGCATGTCCTCATACTGGCGCTGCGCCTCGGCCGCCTTCTGCATCGGATTGAGCGTCGACAGGCTGCCCAGGGTGAGCGAGTCGCGGAACGACAGGATGCCGTCCTTGAATGTCTTCAGCTTGTCGATCGAGGTTTTCAGCGCGTCGGAAGTCGAGGCGATGGTTTGCAGGTTGGTGATCTGGTCGAACAAAGCCAGATTGCTGGCACCGATCGCGAGCCGTTCCTTGGCGCGCAGTTGCGTCGATGTCATGGTCAGCTGGTCGTATTGCTTTTGCAGGTCAGCCCGCTCATCAGCGAGCTCCGATTCCGACTTGGTCAGGTCGACAGTGGCGGCGTGAGTCTTGGCAAATGCTTCCTGCAAGGACATCAGTGACGCGTACATTTGCTGCGCAGCCGGGTTCGTCAAGTCAAGGCTCATCACCACGGCCTTGAAATCTTCGCGCGTCTGAATGCCCGACAAGCCCATGGCGGCCAGTTGGTCGGTCACATATTTCTGCACTGGTGCCAACTGCTCGGCTTGGCTGAGGAAATTGCTTGCGAAGCCACTGGCCTGACTAGCCAGCGCATCGATGCCGCCGGCCAGGTTGATCAGGTTCTCGCGCGCAGCGATGCTTCCCAGGCCCACGGCGCCGAAAGTCTTGCCGATGCCTTGCAGAATAGAGTCGACGTTGGCGTAGTCGGTGGCGATGCGGGTCAGTGTTTCCAGATAGCCTTCGCCCACCTTGGCGAACGAGTCGAGTCCGCCGACAGCGAATTTCGCCATGTCGTCGCCGACTTTCGAAAATGCCGCTTCAAGGGCCTTTTGGATATCCTCTCCGCTCATACCCTTAAGGCTGATCTTGCCGATGTCGACAACAAAGCTGTTGAGCCGAGCGGTGAACGCATCGCCGCCCAGGCCCAGCAATTTGCCGGCCTCACCGATGCTTGCAGCCATGTTGGTGATCACGGCGGTCAATTGCTGGTCGGCGGCTGCGCCGAGCGACGTGGTCTGCGTGCGATATTTATCGCTGCTGAACCATCCGCCGTCAGTTTTCGTGTCGTTGTACTGGCTCGATGTAACGCCGGATTTGAGTACGGCGCCGAGGGATGCTGACATTGCAGTCAGGCCGGTATCGAGCGACGTTGTATTGCCGCCAAAGATTGAATTGACGACCTTGCCCACCAGGCTGCTGATTTTCCCGCCCAAAAGCTTGTCCAAAACGAGACCGATAGGCCCGCCAGTGATGAGCGTGCCGACTGTCGAACTTGCGAAACTCGCGGCCGCGCCCAGCGAATCAGATTGCATGGCGCCGGTAAGCCCGCTGCTGCGAATTAAGACGTTGCTGAGCCCGCCGATCGAGCTTTCGATATTGCGCAGCGCCATCAGCATGCCAGCGGTGTGCGTCAATTCGATATTGGAATTCGCGGCCGACAGCGCGATTGAGCGGGCGATGGAATCTGATTTGGCGGATGAGTCACCGAACACCGTGCCGGTGCCATTGGCGGTCTGTCGCTGCTCGGAAACGCTGACGCTACCGCCGCCAATGCCACCAAGCATCTGCGCGCCAATCGCGACGACCGCCGCGAGCGTGGCGGCGCCGGCTGCCAAGTTGGCGGGGAATGGCAATGAAGCAAGCGCCTTGACCACCGCGGTGATGCCCCATGCGCTCGACTCCGTCGCGGCCAGGCCCGTCGACGCTGCCGATGCGGCCGCCTCCCCGGCGATCTTCGTGGCGTTCAGGCCAACGTTCGCCGCGACCTCGGTCTCCTTAAAGAAAATCTTCTTGACCATTGCCTCGACGGCCATCGCCATTTCGTAAGCGCGGAATCCCTTCTCCACCGCTTCCATCGCTTTGTAGCCAGCAGAATTCTGCTTGAAGAACCCCTTGGCCGCGCCCGCCATATCGCCATATGAGTGGATCTGCGCCTGCGCGGACTGCTGCGCGGCCAATGCGTTGGCGCGCGACACCTTGCTTGTGTCGCCTTTTGCATCGAGCGTCGACTGCGCCAGTTGTGCAGCTATCGCCGCCTGGGTGCGTCCGTACCCTGTAAGCGCGGTAGTCAACCCGCCAATGGCAGTGCCGACCTGGCCGAACGATGCGGCCATACCGGATGCAGCCGACTGAGCGGAATCGTCGAGCGCGTACATGATATCGAGCAGCTGGCGAGCCTGCTCCAGATTGGCGCCGCCGATCGAATCTTTCGTGGCGCGTGCGAGCCAGGTGTTGTATTCGGTCTGGAGTGCCTTCTGTGCAGCAGTGCCATCACCGGCTAGCTTGATACGCTGCTGCCAGATGTCTGTGTCGATTTGCAGAACTGCGGCCGCACTTGCCTGCGGGTCAGAGATCGACTGCGCGGCATAGAGCTTGTTTGCATCGGCGAGCTGTTGCGCGTAGGTCCATGCCTTCGATTGGCCCATAGCGGCCTGCCCGACCTGCGCGCGCAGGTCTCGCTCTTTAGCGAGTCGCTCCAACTGCGCTTCATCAGCTGGCGTCCGGGCTTCCTTCAGCCGCTGGATTTCCTTCTGCATATCAGCTTCGGCTTTGACGGCCACCATAAGAATTTCGCGCTCATCGGCGCTTTTACCGTATGCCGAGGCCTCCGCTTTCAGGGCGGCCGTAGATTCTTCCCGAGCGATGGCACCTGCTGCGATGTATTTATCGACTTCAATCTGCGCCTTCGAGAGCGCCAGGTCCTTCTCTGAAACCGCCAGACGGTCCTGCCGCGCTTTGGTCTCGGCAATCTGTGCCGCGGTCAGCGAGCGCTTGCCGGCCTCCATCTCTTTCTCGATTTTGATGGCAAGTTTTTGGCCTTCCGTGAGCGCAGCGCCATACAGAATTTCGAGCTCGTTCTGGGCGATCTTCGCCTCAATCGCCGCGGTGATCGTGGCGTAGTTCTGCGCTTGTTTCTTTGCCAGCGCGTCGGCGTCTTGCTGCGCCAGGCGCACGGAGGCAATTTGCTTTTCGTTCGCGATGACCTTGTCGATCAACGCCTTGCGGGAAACGACCTGCGCGTCAGTTTCTTTCGCGGTCCCATCCTTTAATTCGCCGAGCAGGGTAAGCTGCATGCGCTGTCCTTGCGTAAGCGCCGTGCCCTGCTGCAGTTCCAGCTTCTGCGCCTCTGCCAGTGTCAAAACTGACTTCGTCCACTCGTCATATTTTTTTGCTGCATCCTCGTCAGCCTTAGTGGCGACGACTACGGGCTTGCCGCTTGTCAACGGGGTAACCGCCGGGACGATTCCACCAGAGGGCGCAGTTTTCAAGTCCCCGCCGAGGCCAGTCGCCTTGGCGATGTATGCGGCCACGCTGATCGCTGCACCGGTAGCGGACTTCACCACGTTCGCAAAATAGCCGGCCATTCCATCGGCCCAGCCTTTAATCTTATCGGTCAACTTATCGAAGAGCGAGCCGCCACCATATATCCGATTGAACGCATCGACGATTTTGTTTTTGCTTTCGAGGATGGCAACTGCGGCCGTAGTCAGCGCCGGCGTCAGTTTGTTCGACAACGACGTGCTGATGTCGTCCCACATCCCCTTGCCGCTCGGCAGGATTTCATGGAAGATTTTTCCAAGACGGACGACCGCTGCCGCCTGTTCGTCGGTCGTCCCGGCCGCGAGCGTGCTGGCACGGGCGATATCTTCCAGGAACTGCACCTTGAAACCGGACTTCGCGGCGGCCTCATACTTCTCGGCCTCGCTCGACATGGCGGCAACTTTTTTGGCAAAGTCGACCAATGTCGGCGCGGTCGCCAGCAGTTCGTCCTTGCTGTTCTTGACGTTCACGCCGAGGTCGGAAAAGACTTTCGCGCCGGTGCCGGCCGCTGCCTCTTTCATCGCCGCCTGGAACGTGGTAATGCCTGCCCCCAGTTGATCAACGGTCATTCCGGATCGCTTTGCCGCGTCAGCAAATTTGCTCAGCGAGCCGGCGCCGACGTTGGTCGAGACTGAAATTTTCGCGAACGCAGAATCGATCAGCAGCCCCTTGGCCGCCAGCGTGCCGATGGCAATGGCGGCGACGGCAGCGAGCGCGATCACTGCTGTCAGGCCGGCGGCAATCTTAGACAGCCAGCTGTCCGTCTTCTTATTTGCGCCCTCAGCCTCGTCGCCCACATCCTTGGCGGCCTTGCCCACGCCGGGCAGCATTGCCAAAACCTTTTCGAGAGCGCCGGACGCTGACGACTTGAACGATTCCCATGCACTTGCACCCTTCTCGCCCATGTTGGAGAAGAACGATTTCACCGAATCCCACATGCCGGCGAAATACGACTTCACCGTGTTGAAGATGGACGCGATGAAGCCAACCGACTCGGTGCTGGTCTTTTTGGCCGCAGCCATGCCCTGATTGAACTTCTCGACGTTCGCCGACAGGTGGACTTCAATTGCGTGCGCCATGGGTTCCTTAATTCAGTTTCAGCAATGAATCGATGGCTTGGTCGACCAGGCCGACCGCGGCGAGCTCGTTGGCATCCAGCGCCGGGCGCAGAAACGGGTGCGCCTGCATACCGGGGTGATGCACTTCCGGGTAGGTGTGGCCGTTAAATGCCAACTCCTTGCCGTGCGCCTCAATGACGTGCGGCGCCGCGCCGCTGAACTCGATCAGGTGCGCGTAGTTGATGACCGTGCCATCAGGCGCGGTGCCGCCGGCCTTGACCGATGCATACACGCCCTTCACGGTGTCGGTGACTACCGCGTGGATGCTCGATTGCAGCTCGCCCAGGTGGACGGGGCAATTAGCCTTGGCTGTCGCCTCGATCAGCGCAGTTCCCGCGGCGATGCCGGCGCCGACGCTCGTTTTCATCTGCGCCGGCGCGCCCGCCAGATACTTCAGGAAATCGTCCAACCCTGTGACGTCACTGTTTGCCATGATCATTCCAAGAAGCTGTTGAGATCGCGCTCAAGCTGCGCGTTGCGAAGGCGTGCAGCGTCGGACGATGCGAAAGGCGGCTCACGGTCCGGCTTCGTCGCCGATTGCGATTCGGAGTTGTATTCGAGTGAGAGGCGGCGCAGCGTGCGCACCTCCCAAGGGCTGAGCCGCAAGCCGAGTTGCGCCTGCCAGTTACCCAACTCTGTGAACGTGATCGGCGCGCTGCCCATGCCGCCCGCCATGACGGGGCCGACTTCCAGCAGGTAGTCGATCAGGTACTTGCCCCATGCCAGTTCAGGCATTTCCGGCTCAACGTCAGCATCCAGTAGTACTTGCTGGCGGGACTTCTGCTCGCGCGCCGGCATGTTCTTCGGCTGCGGAACGTCCGGCGTTGCGTTGAGCCACGCGAGGTGCCGGACGTAGAGGGCGAGGCTATCGCCCCCGGCAATTAAAAATTTGCCCAGTCCTCGATGAACTTGGTCACCTGGTTCGTGATCCAGCCCAGTTTCGGGTTGGTGTAGATCTCGCGCGCGGTGACGGGGAAGTTTTCGATGGTGCGCGTGCAGGCGATCGGCTTGGTCGAGGCATCCTCGATGCGGCTTTCGACCGTCTCCTTGACCGGCTTATTGCGCAGCGCGGCAAAGGTCTTGGCCTGGTCGGCGGTGGCGACCTTGTGCTGGGCGCCCAAGTACTCGCGCGTGCCAGGGCTCGACAGCTCGATGCGGACGGGCGCGCCGTTGTACATGAGCGGGCCATCGTCCTTGATGTTCTGAACGTCGAGCCAGGCGGTGTCCTTGGCTTCGAAATCGGCGATGTTGAATGCTGCGGTGTTTTGGTTGTCCATGATGTTTTCCTATTCGCGGTGGATGTAAATGCCCGCGCCCGACGTCGCTCCCCGCGAAAGGAGACAACGGCGGGCCGGTGCTGGTGATGGCTGGGAGGCCGTGATGGTTAAACGATGACGGTGTCGCGCTGGCGCAGCAGGGTGAAAGCGCCCTTGACCGCGTCATTGGCGGTGCCCTGGTTCTCGACGAACTTCATCACTTGGGCGGTGAAGTAGCGCAGCTTGGTCGTGTCCTGCTTGACCAGCTTGAACGATGGGACGGTGTTGTTGTTCGCGGCGGCGGCAACGATGATCTGGCCGGCATCACTTTCGGCCCATGCGCATTCGAAGTCGGCATTCGGCAGTTTGAAGTTGCCTTTCTTCTCACGCACTTGGGCATCGCCGATGGTTTCCAGGGTGGCCGTGTTGTACTCGCGACCCAGTACGCTCGGAACGCTCGTGAGCTGGCCGACCTCGACCCAGGTCAAAGCCGTGAAACCTGCGGCGTCAAAGGTGGCTGGCGCCGCAACTGCGACATACAGCTTGGTCCCTGCGACGGTGTCAAAATCAATTCCTGCCATGATGAAACTCCTATTAAAAAGCCCGCTCGCGGATGCGAAGCGGGCGGGCTGAGAAAGCTTTGGGCATTAAAAAAGCCGCTCGGGGCGGCTTGCTGGGTTTGGTGCTTTTAATTCGGTTCGCGGTAGGCGACTTTGTAATCTCGGGACTGCTGATTCAGCCCCGGCGCGTCGTCCGTCAACTCGGGCCCGACACCATCCTCAAGTACGCTGCACACATACACGCCGGCAGTGGTGCCAGTGAAGGCGCCCGGGCCGAGCTTCGTGGCGGCCAGGACATCTTTCATTTCGGGGTAGCTGCCAGAGGTGGCTGTTACCTGGATGCGTGCAGTGACGAGGGTCGTGGCGCCGGCGCGGGCAACGGTGCCCACTCCATACCGGCTGATTTCCTTTATTCCAACGGCTGGCAGCGGCGTGCCGGCCGGGATCGTGCCCGCCATGATGTTGTCACCGACCAGCGCGACGAGTGGGGCGTGGGCCAGCAGCAGCGCGCGCATGACCTCGACTCCGTTCATTACTTGGCTTTCTTCGGCGCCGGCGCGGCGTCGTGTGCGGCTGGCTCGGGCTCGACGGCGACGGCGACGCCTTGGTCAATGTGATACTGCGCCAGGCGGTCGCCTCGCGGCGTGCTGATGGTGTCGTACTTGTGGCCCTTCGTCAGTTCCTGCACGGTCTCGCCGTCAAGCGAGCCTTGCACCGTTTCTGTCATTTTGATTTTCATAATTTCCTCACGTCGATGGATGGTCACTGGAATATGCTTCCAACATGAATTCGTCGTAATCGGTGCCTTCAATCCGCGCCGGCCCGGCCACGATCTGCATCACCTGACCGCCGCGGCTGTGCAGCACCGCGCGCATCGTCATGTCGGTACCGGCGGCATCACGGATCCGCAGGCGCGCGCGCCGCGTGCCGATGGCCAAGCCGTTACCGGTCGCCTCAGCACGGCTCGGCAGCACGTCCTGCACGTTCGCCCAGAAGTGATCGTGCAGCGTTACCCAGGTCTGAATTTGCGTGCCATAGCGCGGGTCCTTCGTGGTAACCAGGCGCTCGATGCTGACCTGCTCGTCGCAGGCGAATGGCGCGGCCATCAATAGACCTTGAGCGCTTGAAGGCCCGACTTCAGATGCGGCGACTCGGGCGTGCCCGGCGGCGCGTAAATCTCGCGCAGGCGCGCCAGGATGTAGCCCTTGACGGCATCGGGTACCGTAGCCGGCGTGGGACCGAAACCGCACACGACGTCGATCTGCACGCCTTTTGCCACCGAGCGCGTCACCGGCCAGGCCTTGCCGAATGCCGGGATCAGAAAGCCCGGCTGCGTCGTCTCATCGAGCATGTAATCGGCAGGGTCGAGCTCCTGCAGGTCCCCGTTTTCATCGGTATAGATGAAGTTCACCACCTCGCGCGCTGGCGAGACAGGCATCTCGATATCGCCGACCAGGCTGTCGAGCGTGATCCGATATGTGCGGTCGATGAACACGAGCCCGGTGTAGTGCTCCGCTTCGGTGGTGGCGGTGCCGACGTGGACCTTGATCTCGTCGTCCAGCGCCGTGCCGTTCACGCGCGCCGCGGTGCGAGCCATCTCGATCGTCACCGCCATCTCGCGCGGCTCGGGGATTACGTTTGCGGCCATCGCTTATTTCCTTGCTGTTGAACTGGTCGAGTGATTCGCTCGCGGGGTGATGCAGGGCGGCGTGGCGCGCTGCCGGCGCCAGATCCTGCCGGCGCGGACTTGACCGGCGCCGCCTGGACGTCGAACACGACCGCCTCGCCCGCCAGCTGCCGGTCGAAGATGATCTTCACGGCACGCGGACCGGACCGAAGAACCCGAAATAATCCAGCGGGTTGCCGCCGTTGTAGTTGTCGAGGCTGAGAAAGCCGGTGCCATCGGTGAGCAGCGCGGTCCGGATCGGGACGAGCACTTGGCCCGCGCCGTTGGCGGCTAAGCCAGCGCCCGACGATGTGACCACCCCGCGCGCGTCCGACCATGCCCAGTTGATGCCGTTGACGTTCGGCCGCAGCGCCAAGTCTTTCGATTTCAAGGTGATTGCCAGCGTCTTCTCGGCGAGGACCGGATCCGTACTGGCCGCCAGCGTCACCACATCGACCGTCAGCGGCGCCAGCGCGGCGTTGTCGGACGTGTCGTAGGCCAGCACCTCGATGCTGTACAGCGTCTCCGACGCGAGCCCCGCATAGCTCTTCGTGCGCGTCAGGCCGGTGCTGACCTCGGTACCGCCATTGATGCGCCACTTGTATTCCTTGATGCCGACGTTGTCAGTGGCGGCCGGAACCGATGCAGTGATGCTGGTTGCCGTCGCGGTGGCGGTGACCGCGCCGACCATGACCGGGCGCGTAGTGTCGCCGCTTTGAGATGCAGCTGCGACGGTCAGCACGACGTCGACATAGAAATTCGTGTCTTGCGTCGAGCGGAAGCGGAATGTGCCGGTTTGCGCGCCGCTCGTTGCCGCCGGCATCGTGGCATCGCCACCGGTGATCGAACCCACGCCAGACAGCTTGGAGCTGGTGAAGCCCTGCCCCGGGTTATTTGCGCCCTGCACAGCGATGGCGATACTCGTCGTCGAGCCGCCAGCGACTGTGGCTGCTGCCGGCGTGGCAGTGATGCCGGTGACGGTCGGTACGGGGGTGGCGCCACTACTTTGCGTGTTCCGATAAACAAGCGCGTTGCCCGTACGCGTTTCTCGGTAGACAAACGCGGACATCAGGTCACCGCCACTTGTCCGATTGCGGCTTTGACCAAAGATGAGTCGCCGAATTCAAGTCGACCAAACGAGCCGGGCGTCAGTGATGTCAGGCCTGCGATATCAAGCGTGCCGACCCCTGCGCTTACCGAGACCGTGGAGCCGGATTTGATCGGCACTTGCCCGGCGCTGATGCGCGGCTGGTCGTAGAACGCGTAGTCCAGATTCGTTAGCCCTGTGACCGGCGACCCGGACGCGTCAACAACAGCAAATGAGACGGTCGTTGCCAGGGCGACAGCTACAACGCCGGCATTGGCCTCAATCGGGAGCGGCAGGCTGGCATTGCTGAGCGGCGGGTCAACGATCGACGGATTCTTACCGTAGGCGTATTGCACCGTGGCTGTACCGGCCAGGGGCGCGGATAGCGTCAAGCGCATCTTGCCATTGGTTCGCCGAACCGCCGAGGCAATTGTTACCTCTGTCGAACCATCCAGAACACGCCAGCCGGTTGTCCCGCCGTGATAACCACCGCTGCTGTCGCGCTTAATCGCAACATCAAGAATTGTGCTGCTCACTCGGTCAACGTTTGCGATGTATGGACTGCGATAGTTGTCCACCAGGCCCGCGAGGAACTTGACCACAAGGGCGATGCGCAGGCCGAGCTTCACATACGCCGCAGCCGTGTGGTGGATGCCGTCTGTAACTTCGAGATCGTTACGTTCGACTCGATAAATATTTGCGTCGGCGCATTTCTGAATCTGGGCGTTTTTAATCGCTTGAAGGGATTCATCATTTGCAAATCCGCCTAATGGGATAGACTGCAAAGTGCTGAGGATGATCGGCAAATTCGGTTGACCAAGGTCGGAACGCATCTGTGCAAACAGCGACGTCAAGTCCCCATAATAGACGCCTTGGGAAATTGAATATGCTGCATCCGTCTCCCCTTGCGTCCAGAATACGGCCTCGACTTTTCCATCAAGAGCAAGAATCGTGTTCTTGAAATACTGGTAAGCGTTATTCGATAACGGGATCCAATCCCCGTGCAATGACGAACCGTCCGCCGCCACGTCGAGATAACCAACAGGACAGCCAAAAGCTTCAACCAGGTTGTTACACATGGCGATTGCACCATCCGAAGTCGCAGGGTCAAGGGCACTCCATGTCCCTGGCGAAATCTGGCCGAATGCGCGAGTGAGCGGGCTTGGCACTTGAGTATTCGCGCCGAAGTGTCGCAGCATATTGAACGCATTACTTTGACCGGTCGAAGCGAGCAAGATACCCACCCCGACTTTGCCCGAGGCCGCAACAACGTTGGGCGCTGCACTGTCTCGTACTTGCACTTGATACCAGCCTTTGTACTGGGGCACATTCGCAAAAGTAGCAGCGTAGTTCGTCCCCGTCGGTGAAGCGACTTTTGTTGACCAGTCGAAGCCCGAGATCGGCAACCCTGTTGCTTCGTTCACGAGTCGCGCTTCGATAGTTGCAGGCAGCGCGGTAAAGCTTCCAGCGACGGGTATGCTGCCCACTACCCCTGCACGTTGGTGAATCCGGCCATCCAACGGCGTATTAACCGCCAGTCCGGCAGTCGACGGAAAAACCGGCAGATCCGTTAAGTTATCGAGATTCAGGCCGATGGACGCGCTGGCGGGGCCAGTAAAAAACACCCCTCCTCTACCAAACGCCGTCAGTCTCTGGGCGCTGGTATCGGTGTAGGAAAGCGTCGCTGAAGAAGCGCCGTTGATAAACACTTCAAGAAGTACGCTAGCGCCAGTCCCCGTTGCTTTGAACTTGAGGTTTACTGAGCCGCCAACAGCAACGACTAGTGCTTGTCGAGTTAATTCAGTGAAAACGCCGCTTATAACTTTATTAATGATGAGTACGTTGTCTTCCGAGTAGTACCATGCGAAGTAACCATTTGCAGGCGAGGTGCTTCCCCGCACAACAACCCCGGCGCCAGAATTCGAGCTGCTCACCTTGATAATTGTGCACTGCATAAATTCGCCATCGGCAACATTTACGTTCGCACCAAGCCAAAGATTTGCAGGATCGCCATTCGGGCAATAAAGACGATTTCCACGAATAACCAGTGGATTGCTGCCGCCGGCGTATCCAGTCATCGCAGACCACGGCCCGCCAATCTCAGCTGTATGTGCGCCTATCGTCGTGCCGTCAGCACCAGTAAAACTGTCTGTTAATAGCGAAGCCATCTATTTTTGTCCGGTATAGTATTGCTTTAACATTAATCGGGAGTTGGCAGCCATGGAAAAGACTGCGGCATATGAACTGGGGTATGACGCCTATCTAGGGCCAATAAAAGGGAAAACGAACCCATTCCACGAAGAGTCCAAAGAGTTCGCAGAATGGTGGCGTGGCTTCAACGCTGCACAGGCCGATATGGCTTGGTAGTTATTTGACCGTCAACGGGTACTGCACAGCCAGCGGCAATCTGGTTGCGGGGTCGATCACGGCGCCGGCCAAGCCCGCGGCGCCTGAAATCAGGGAGACGTCTACCAGCGTGAAAACGTTCTTGCTTGACGGCGAAACACACGCGAAATCCTTGACTGGCGCAAGGGTGGCGAGCACGAAAACGCGATAGTTCAGGCACTTCAGTTTGGCCACGGCGACGCTACTCGGCGTGGTAATCGTGCCCTGTTTTGCGGGCGCGGTAGCACGGGTAAATTTTTCGACCGTCTTCACGATCTCTGGAGCCGGGTCGCGGCCAAAAAATGCGTTCGTTGCCGTGAATGTGCCGCTCACCTTGGCGAACACGTACGAACCTGCGGCGCCGTAGCGAACAACCGTGTCGGCCGGAATGGTGATGGTGTCTTTTTCCGTACCGATTTTTGTCCATGTTCCCGCTTCGGTCGGTGCCTCCACGGTCGGCGGCGCTGGCTGCGGAGTCGATGAAGGCGGGTTGGCCGGAGACGTCGATGGTTTGAGGCTCACATAGCGCGGCACGATGTTCCACTGCGGGTCCAGGCCGTAATTCGGCTTGACCAAACGCTTGTCGAATACCTCCCACGCCTTCACCGCGCCAGGCGCGCCGAGCGTCGCAGCGATCGCCACCGCTGGCTGCATATTCGCCGGCACGCCAAGCACGAAATCGGAATAGCCCATGAAGCGGCCAGCTGGCCATCCGTAGGTGCCACCGTGAATGTAGCTGAGGTAGTCGCCCTGCGCCTGGCTGTAGCACGGCAGGTCGATGAACTTCACACCGGGTGGCCCAGCGCGAAATTCGTAGGAGTCATTCGGGATCGTGTCGCCGCTGTAATTCGCTTTGTACAGATCCGCGAAGGACGAATAGACCTTGCCGGCGCGGCCTGGCGCGTCGCGCAGATTGCTGATGCCATACGTGGTGACCATGATCGGGCAATAGCCCGGATCGGTCAGGCGCCCCGTC